CTTAGTAAAGGAGCTCAGGGAGAAGCTATTTTTTCAGATACACTTTACAGACCAATTTCAGGAATTAAATCAATTTCAACTAGATATGAAGGAGATATAAAATCTCGTAGGGAATGTACAGTTAATTTTACTGTATTTTCATTAGAAGATCTCGATAGACTTTCTCCATATTTTTTTAGAGTTGGGTCAGAAGTTTTAGTAGAATTTGGGTGGAATGTAGTAACTAATAAAGATACTTCAATGTTTAATACTTCATTAGGACATAAAATTATTGATATATATAATAAAAGTGGAGTATCAGGATTCAATAATGATAGTGGAGTAATAGACTTATTAAAAGAGAATACTGCTGAAAATTATGAAACAGAAATTTTAAAACATTCTGGAGATTATGAATATGTTTTAGGACAAATTTCTAACTTTGAATATTCGTTGAGAGATGATGGCGGATTTGATTGTGTAGTAAAGATTCAAACAGTTGGGATGAGTTTGATTGATACAAAGGTAGATAGACAGTATTCTCCATCAGCAATAAGTGCACCTAATGAAAAGGGAGAGAGAGAAATTGAGTTTTCATCTCCTGACGAGGTATCAGATGAATTTTATTTAATGATGCATAATTTACCAGAAATTGTTTATGGGTCTCTTATACAAGGATATTCAGCTTCTGATCCAGATGCCCCTTCTACTAGGGAGAAGGTACAAGGAATTAGATCTAATTTTGGGGATGGAATAGATGCTAGAGATGCGGCTTGGGGTTTAATGGGAGGATGGCAGTCGGGTATGCCTACCGTTCCTGAAGTTAAAAGTAACAATCAAGAGTTTGTTGTAGCATTCCTGTCTGCAACATTGGCACATGGAGTATCATTTTGGACAAAGTATAAACCATTAGTAGCAGTATTTCAGGAGGCATTAATGGAACAGGGATTAGCTAATCCCAACCAGGGTTATGATCTTCCCAATTCTGGTCCAGATGGTGATTACGGACCTGAAACTGCGACAGCTGCTGACTCGTTTTATAAACAAAAAGGAAAGGATATATTTAATAGGTATTTTAGAGAATTAGAGTTAGATAAAAAAGGAGAACAACTATCACCAGATGAAACAGGATATGATCCTTGGTTTCATGATAGGAAATATATGTTAAGAATTCTTTCTACTAAAGGACGTTCCGAATACTTTTATGATGGTGGAGTAGGTCAGGAAGTCCAACGGAATTATGGTTCTGAATATTCAAAACTTTCTACTAAGTTTTTGGAGACTGGTGGAGAGAAATTTGGATTAGGACACGACTCTCGTCGTAAACAATATTCTATTAATGAAACACAACTTTATTTAAAAGAGGATGAACGTTTAGCTGATATAGATAAAAAAATAGTAACACCCACAATAGAGTCTAAATTTTATAAGGGTAAAGTACCCTATAAGGAGTCATCAAAATATGTTCTTTCTGACAAGAATATAACTATTTTTACTTCATATAAACAAGGAAATACTACTCAAATTTTTACGGGATTTAATTGGAGTGAAACAAAAGCAAATTATGATACGTTATCAGAAAAATATGCGGGAGAAACTTACAGAGATGATTTCATTGTACGCGGTATAGAGAGAGATCAAGCTAGAATAGCACACCAGCAACACTACGAGACTCAAGCTTTTGGTTTTTTAGAATGGACCCATCACTTTGATGATTGGTCAGATTGGTTGCCTGGTGTCTTGAAACCAAGATGGGCTTCTGTACCTAGAGGTAAAGATGCTGAAATAAAATACCAGGCATCTAAGCTTAAAGATCCATCTAAGACCGTTGTTTTGGAAGGTGGTACTGATGAATTTTTAGAACATGTAGAAATGTCAGTGCCACCACAAACTTGGATACGCTGGGGATGGTTTGAAGATAATATATTGACAAGATATTTGGGATATATGCCTGATGTTGATGCAGGCGGGAATCCAGTTTCACTTTTTAAATCAGTAGAACCTAAAATTGATATGGGNACAGGTAAGATTATCTCAGGATATGAATCTAACAAAATAGGATTACCAGAGGCATTAAAGACAACCGATGTAAAACAGATAATAATACCTGATAGAGTTCAAAGTTTAGAAAATGTTACGAATACCGCTCCAGTTGACCACAACCCCGAAGAAGATACAACATGGGGTACAGTTGAAAATACCAAATGGGATTATAATTTTTATGCGAGTTTAGGTGCGTTTTTAAACTCTGAAATAAAGGGATCAGAAGGAGTAGGAATATCACCAGTAGAAAAACCAGCGGGAAAAAATACTGATAATAAAGAGAATTATAAAGTTGGATATATTAGAAATTTATTTGTAGAAGCTTCTACATTACAAAGGGCTTTTCTTAATATAGGAACATTAAAAGAAGGTCTTGATAGATTTATTTTAATAATGTATAAAAATTTTGGAAATATTCATAAATTAGAGGTACAGCAAGGTAGAGATGATAATATGGTAGGTATAGTGGATACCAATTTAATTTCTGATAATGCTATTTGGAAAAATAAACGAAAAGAAGATATTCCAGATTCTTTAGAAAATGAAGCTGACAAAATTAGAGTATTTGAATTTCCAGCATGGGAAAAAGAATCAATAGTAAAATCTCAAGATTTAAAAGTTTCTATACCAAATGAAATGGCAATTACAGCCTTATATTCTGCAAATGAACATATGCGCAATTTCGGGTTATATGATGAAAGTAGAGGTTCAGTAGAGGCCCAAAAATTATCAAAATATCTTAGATTGGATGATAAAGGAAAAGATATATCTAAAAAATCAATTTCTAATAGACTTTCAGAATTATCACCAATTATAACTTCTAAAAATTTAACTATTTCTGGAGATGGTGAGAATGAAACTGGAAAACATCGGTATACTGAGCCAGACACATTTTTAACACTTTTGAATAACGAATTATTAAGATCAATTGGAAAAAATCCAATCTCTGCTGAAACAATCGAACTAGATGTAACACCAGGTACAGAAGAAGATTCTACTGCACTAGCATCTAGACTTAATAAAGGTATTCTACAAATGAAGAAATCGTTCTTGAATGACGGTGGTAGTTATTATAATAATAAGGGAACCTTAAAAGAAGATGATCCATATAATATGAGAAGGATTATGGAATATGAATTAAATTATCATACTAATGCAGTGCAAACTAATTATCCAACTATAAATGGACTTTTGGATTTATCTTTAACTATTGATGGGACTGCTGGAATTTTTCCTGGTAATTCATATATATCTAAATATTTACCAAAAGCTTGGCAAGCAAGAACTACTGGTAAAGGTGCGGGTGAATATCCTATATTATTTCAAGCAACAGATGTTTCACATGATATAAGTTCTGATGGTTGGAATACCATGATATCAGGAATGCCTAGAATGAATCATAACGCTTTTCCATATGTAACTGCTGAAATTGATACTGATGGTGATATAGAAATTATTAAACGTCCAGCAAGTGAAGCAATATCTAAATATTTTAACTTTTTTAATTTAAATTATAACTTTGCTAAATTTTGTTTAACTGGAGACTCTGCTATTTTAGAAGGTATTAATACAAATTTGTGGACCAATGATATTTCAGGAATAGAACACGACACAAAAGAACGACAGATTGGATCTTTTAAGGATATGGGTATGACACAAGCTATTGAGAAATTGGAATGGCTAGGAAAAGAAGAAAGTGCTATGCGACTTAATGAATTTGAAGGGGGGACGGCAACTACATATGCAAATTTTAAAAAGGTAAAAGAATCACTAAATTTTGAAGGAGACGAAGGTAGTATAATTCCAGGTAAAACAGTTACGCAAACATCTAAAAAAGGCAGAGGGAGCACAGTCCATAAAAACCCTTTTAAAATTCCATCTAAGACGTTTAAATCAAATGAAGAATTGTTATTATTTTTACAAATGTCAATGATTATCAGTGGATTGACACATTATGGGATAAGTGGATTGAGTATAGATAAAGCTTTTTATAATAAAATGTTGGCTGATACTAACTTTGAATCTAATAGACCAAAATCATTGCGTAAGGTAGGACATACTGATATATCTCGTTTGATTTCTAAAAGTGAAATAGGTAAAGATAAAAAACTTGCATCAGAAGTCTATTTTACATCGGTACCAATGACGTGGGCTAAAAATGTGACTGTGTCCGATACCACCATATCATCTAATAATGGTTTAGATTTCTATTGGTATACTCAATCAATAAGTAATAGACCAGAAGGAACTCATTACCCAACAGATATGTTTATATGGCAAAAAAAGGAACATTATGACGAAGACGTTGTGAATAGATCCGATGTGCCTACCGGTGTACTGTTAATAGGTCCAGCCAGATTTAATCCTCCAGTAGACTACTGGACCCAAACTCAACCCCCTATTAATTCTGAGTTAAAATTATTGGAAAATGTATTTAAGACAATATTAAAAAATGAATATGGTATAGGAACTTGGAGAGAGTTTGATAAAATTATATCTGACGCTACTGGTTTAAGACAGAGGGCAATAGATTCAGAAAAAGTATTTAAATATGCACTTGATTGTGAATATAGAATTAAAAAGCCATCATAATATTAATCTAAATAAAAAATAAATTATTGAAAATTAATTTGATACTTATAAGTAATTAAAGGTTATAAAATGAAAAAACAGGTTCTCGATAAGGGATTTGTTGAAGTTATAGATACATTAGGATCAGACCTAACGGTAGTTAATTCAGCAAGAGTTTCATTTGGTAAAAGAAAAGAAGTGTATGATAAGTCAGATAGAGCACTCGTAAAATTTCTTGCCAAATATAAACACTTCTCTCCATTTCGACATATGGTGGTGCAATTCCATCTTAAAGCACCAGAGTTTGTAATGAGACAATGGTATAAACACGTAGTTGGAATAGAAACCACATCATCATATCCCACCAAAGACCACGCTTGGAATGAGATTAGTGGTAGATACACACCAGTATCAGATTATTATATTCCAGAGGTGTGGAGAAAACAATCTCAAGATAACAAACAAGCATCTGAAGGTGAGTTAGATGATTTACAACAAAAACGAATGAATCATTTATATGATAGATATTTAAAAGATGTAGAGAGAGTTTATGAAACTATGGTGCAAACAGGTATGGCGAAGGAACAAGCAAGAATAGTATTGCCACTATCACAATACACCGAAGTTTATTGGACGGCATCATTTCAGGCAATTATGAATTTTATAGAATTAAGAGATGAAACAACTGCTCAATGGGAAATTCAACAATATGCTAAATGTTTAAAAGAAATGATGTATGACATTTATCCCGAAACTGTTAAAATATGGAGTGAAGTATATTGGAAATAATTGAGTCAAAAAAAGAATTTGATTCCTTTTGGTCTAAATATAATAGCAGAAAGGCAGACCCTGTAATCTATTATGTATTTTCAGATATACATTTACATCCATCACAGAACAGGATATCTTTTTTATGTGTAAGAATAGATAAAGATTATATATTACCGTTCAATCATAATGATGCTCTAAATTTACCTATTGAGAATTTAGGTTGGTTAGTAACAGAAAATAAAAAGTATGTGTGGAATAAAAAGAATCTTTTACATCAAATTGATTTTAAACATATGGTAGATATATCTACACTATTATATTTAGAAACTAATAAAGATTATAATGATATAGATGAAGCTGATAATTACATATCTTTTTGGGATTATAAATTTCCAAATCAAAAAAATCTTAATGATTATATCCCATTATTAAAGCATTATGAATATATTAAAAAACATATGGATGATAATATTTTCAATGATGAGTTTATAAATTCTAGATATGATTATATGACAAGAATATTATATACTATAGAAAAAAATGGAATGCTAAAAAACGATAAATTGGTTTATACACAGTATAATAATTTCACATCTACAGGTCGTCCATCTAATAGATTTGGTGGATTGAATTTTGCAGCATTAAATAAAACAGATGGTAGCAGAAAACCTTATATAAGTAGGTTTGGTGATAAAGGTAAATTGGTTGAGTTTGATTATGATGCATATCACTTGAGATTGATTGCAGATGTTTTAGATTTTGATTTACCAAAAACTTCAGTACATGAATATTTTGCCGAACTATATGGAATTACTTACGAAGAGGCTAAAGTATTAAGTTTTAAATATTTATATGGTGGAGTACCTTTTGATATTGGAAAAAATATAGAATTTTTTGGTGAAGTAAAAGGCTTTGTAAAAAAACTTTGGAAGTTATATCTAAAGGATAAATATATAGAATCTTATATTTATAGAAAGAAGATATATAGTAGTAATATGAGTGATATGAATAAAAATAAATTGTTTAATTACTTTATTCAAAATTTAGAAACAGAAAGAAACATGGAAGTATTAAATAATTTGTTACCAAAGATAAATAAATATAGGAGTAAGTTGATTTTATATTCATATGATAGTTTTTTGTTTGATTTTAATATAGAGGACGATTTAAAATGTTTGCAAACAATTAAATCTATATTAGAACATAATGGTAGATTTCCAGTTAAAGTACATTGGGGAGAAAATTATCACGAGATGGAAGATATAACGGAGAAATTTATAGTATGAGTTATTTTAAAAAAATTGTAACAAAATGGTCACAAAAGATTGGTAAGTTAGGTCCAAATTCTAAAAATAAGCATCATATTTTTCATTTAGAAAATATATTGTTAGATGAGGGGTGGACTTGGGATGCTATAAATGAATTTGTTTTATTGTTGGAAGCTAAACCATCTGGTTCTGAAATAGAGAAGAGAAAGAAAGATAAAATTAAATATCAGAAGAAAACTAAAGATGGCACTAAAGAAATAGAAATTCAGGCGGGATCAGCAGCAGATGACCCAGAACACGAAGCTCACGACCAAGCTCATCAATATGTATATGGAGAAAAACCAGAAGGTGAGGAAGGACCAACACAAAAAGATAAAGCTGGTGATGCACAAATGGCTGGAGATAGAAGTGCAAAACCTGGAGAAACTACAGATTCACCAAAACCAGAACCAAAACCCCAAGCTTCACAAATATATAAAGATATAAAACCTGGAGAACTAATGACAGGTGCGGATTCAGATATTAAACAGACTGGATTATTATATGGTTATAATGAAATAATAGATAAAAAGACAGGTAAAACTATATTCAAACCAGCACCTGGAAATGCTGGTTCTATGTTGAATGAAATAGTTTCTGGTGAGGTAGCACAAATTTTAGAACAAAATCCAGAGTTATCAGATAAAGAATTAATAGATTTATTACAGAAACAATTTGGTAAAACTACACTTTTTAAAGAAAATTCTAAAAAACCAAAGAAAACAGCGGGTGGGATATCTACCAAAGCAGTACCTGAAGGACAAAATAGAGAACTTTATAGTAAGTTAATGATATCTGTGGCATCAGGTAGAAGGAAATATAATAAATCTAATAGAGAAGCTAAACAGAATGGTTTTAAAAATCCAAAAATGGAAAATTATTATGGACATTCAGAATCTTTTGAATCGATGGTGAATGATATAAAGGGTAAACAGGTTATTGGACCAGATGGAACTCCAATAGAGTTTGAAGAAGCTGAAGAACTTATTAGGTCTGGTGGAGGCGGAGATAATCCGTCTGATACTGGAACTTTAACATTTGATTCAGATTCAGATAGAGTAATTATGACTTTCCATTCTGATAAAGATAGTACTGAAGCAATAATTGCACAATCTTCAGCTAAGGCTGAAGCTAATGCAAATCAAGATAATGTACAGAAATTAGTTGATAGTAAGTTATTGGAACCAGAACAAGCTGAAGCAATAATGGGTGAAAATCAGGAATATGTAGAACAACAAGCTGATATTGAGAAAGAATTAAAACAAGTTAGTGGTTCCCCAGCAAAATTTTTCCAAGATAACGTTACATTAGAAGATGCTTTGAAAAGTATACATAATGATACTAATCAAGATGGTAGTGCAGATAAAGATAAAACTTCTACTAAATGGAATTCAACAGCAATTAAGGGAAAAAGTGGACCTAATAAGAATTTATTAAAATATTTAGATAATAGAGAAGATCCAAGTGATGAAGAATTGTTGGAAGCTTTTTTAGCATTCATGTCAGATGAAAATAAAGATGATGATCCAACTAATGACCAAATAACACTTATGGATAGATTGAATAGAAGGTGGGCTAATAAAGGTGCTCCAGATGTAGATCCAATGATTGAAGATATAAGAAATAGAACAATATTAAATGAAACTGATTATATAAAAAGACAGGATGCAATTAAAATAAATTATGGTGGTAAACAGATAGGGGTTGGAACATTTTTAGAAGGGAATACAATTTTTAAACAGTTTCATTTAGAGGCTATGAATCCAGAATCAGAAAAGGGAGTACATAAATACAAAGGTATGTTTGAAACAAATCATGGAGGTCTTTCTGTAGATGGAGAGGTGTTAAGAGAGTGTATTCCTGGAGTAAATAATAAAGAAGATTTTGTGACAAAGTTTGAGGTAGGAGAAGCTACAGAGCAAAAGGGAGTTAGAGGAAGTCAAAAGGGTAGGACTACTGGTAGTAAAAGAATTGTTTATGCTATAAATGAAAAGAATGAGAGAGTAGAAATTGGAGTTAAGGTAGCTAGAACTAAGTCAGGAAAACTTGGTAAGTTACAAACAGTTTATCAATGGTCTGATAAAATGAAAAAATGTTTTTCAAAAGACGGTAAGCGTAGTTAATTGATATGAAAACACAACTACTTTGCACTTTTGCAAAAAAAGATAATTTAAATGAAATAATTGATATTATTATTAGTTGTAATAAAATTTTGTTTGATAAAATATATGTTTTTAATAATACACATGAGCCTACTAATTTGATTTGTACATATAATGTTGAGTTTGAAACAGATTTTATGGAAGGAATACCAAATACAATTTCACTACATAGAAAAAAACATACCAATACTTTATATACAATAAATGCATTAAATCAAATTATATTACAGTTAAATAATGGAGTACTTGATAAAAAATTCCCAATACCCTGGGATAATTATCGTAATTGTATTTTATTATATAATGATGATAAGTTGGTAGAGATAAAAACAAAAATTCATAAAGTAGTATTAGTTTCAGAGTGGGGAATAGGAGATTAGGTTAGATTTAAGTTATATGGAATACAGGTTTTATTATCCAGATTTTAGAATACATAAAGAACATACATTAAAATCCAAAGAATTAAATAAAATATTTGGACAACCTATTGCATTTTGGTATGGATCATCCCCNTATAAAAAGGCAAAGAAGATTCAAAAACGAATTAAAAGATTATTTGATAGAGCGGATCCGTATTTACCTTATATTGTTATATATTCTATACCAGATAGAGATTTAGGACATCATTCAAAAGGTGGAGAAATTAATCAAGTATCTTATATAGATTTTATAAAAGATGTAGTAAAGGGGATAGAAGATAAAGCTCCAATAGTAATATATGAACCAGATGCATTAGCACAGTCATTTGATATGAAATATGAAGAAAAACAGAAAAGAATTAGATTAATTAGAAAATCATTAAAACTTTTACAGAAAGGATGTAATGCTAAGATATATTTAGATGTTGGGCATCCATATTGGTTAAAAGTGAATGAAGTTATAAATATTTTGAGTAAATTTGATAAAGAATCTTATGAAGGGTTTGCTTTAAATACATCAAATTTTGTTTCTACGAAACAATGTATGAGTTATGGAGATGAAATATCTGATATAATTGGTAAGCATTATGTTATAGATACAGCTAGAAATGGATTTGGTTATACAGGTGATTGGTGTAATCCAAAAACAGCAGGGATTGGTCCTTTTCCAACTACTGAAACTAACAATGAATTGTGTGATGCATTTTTATGGATTAAACCTATAGGTGAATCGGATGGAAAAAGAAACGGTGGACCTAAAGCAGGTAGATTTTATTATGAGTATGCTCTGAAAGTTATAGAAAACTCAAAAAAAATTGGTAGTTTGTAAAACTACTCGATACTTATATGTGAATGGTTGTTAAGTTGATTAACCATTTACAATTAATAATTAATAATTAAAACATACATATAGGAGATTAACAAATGGATTTAGATCTAGTAAAAAGACGATTGAATCAGTTACAAGCAACAAATCAAAGAACATCCGTTCTTTGGAAACCACAACCAGGAACACAGATTATTAGAATTGTACCTTATAAATTTAACAAGGACAATCCTTTTGTAGAATTATTTTTCCATTACAATTTAGGTGGAAAATCTTATCTATCACCAATTTCTTTCGGTCGTCCAGACCCAATAGAAGAATTTGCTCAGAAGTTGAAAACTTCTGGTAATCGTGATGATTATAGATTAGGTAAGAAACTCGAAGCAAAAATGAGAACTTTTGCTCCAGTTATTGTTCGTGGTGAAGAAAAAGAAGGTGTTAAATTTTGGGGATTTGGTAAAACAGTTTACCAGGAACTTCTTTCAGTTATTTCAGATCCAGATTATGGTGATATTACAGATCCATTAAATGGACGAGATGTTAATGTTGAGTTTAAAACAGCAGAAGAAACAGGAGCTACTTTTCCATCTACTGCTATTAGAGTTAAGCCAGTAACGGCTCCGATTTCAGAGGATAAAAATATTCTCGAATTGGTATCAGATACACAACGTGAACTTACGGAAATTTATCAGGAAAAGACTTATGATGAACTTACAGAGATTTTAAATGATTGGCTTGAAGGTAAGAGTGAAGAAAAAGAAGAATCTACTTCTACTAAAGGCAATTCTGTAACTTCAGAAAAAGTATCTGAAACTACAAAAACTGTAGAATCAGTTTCTTCGGCTTTTGATGAATTATTTAATCAAAACGCTTAAAACGTAAGGATATTATATGTCTGTACGGGATGAGTTAGCTGATGTCCTTGCTGATACTTTAAATAAGAAGTTTAAGGACATGAAAGTAGCGTATTTTTTAGATGGTTCTGATAGTACGCCAACCGATATAGAGGATTTTGTATCTACAGGATCAACTATGTTAGATTTAGCAATATCAAATAAACCAAATGGTGGTATTGCTGTAGGTAGAATTACAGAACTTAATGGATTGGAATCAACAGGTAAATCTTTACTTGGTGCTCATATACTTGCGGAAACTCAAAAGAAAGATGGTGTAGCAGTTTATATTGATACAGAAACATCAGTAAGTCATGATTTTTTAGAAGTTATTGGTGTAGATGTTTCAAAAATGTTATACTTACATCTTGAAACAGTCGAAGATATATTTGAAGCTATTGAAGAAATAGTTTTACAAGTAAGAGGTTCAGATAAAGATAGATTGGTGACAATATTAGTAGATTCACTAGCAGCGGCAACAACTAAGGTTGAATTAGATGCTGATTTTGATAAAGATGGTTGGGCTACTGCAAAAGCAATTATTGTTTCTAAAGCACTGAGAAAAATTACTCAGATGATTGGAAGACAGAAAGTTGCTTTAGTATTTACAAATCAATTAAGACAAAAGTTAGGTGTTATGTTTGGAGACCCTTGGACTACAAGTGGTGGAAAAGCATTACCATTTCATTCATCAACTAGAATTAGATTGAAGAATAAAGGTCAAATAAAAGATTCTAAGAAGAATGTTATTGGGATGACGATTTTGGCGCAAGTTGTAAAGAATAGATTAGGACCTCCGTTAAGAAAAGCGGAGTTTCCTCTTTATTTTGAGAGTGGTATTGATGATGAAGGTAGTTGGCTAACTATAATGAAAGAGTATGGTATAGCTAAAGTATCTGGCGCTTGGTACTCCTTACCAATAATTGATTTGGAAACTGGTAAAGAATTGGAAGTAAAGAAATTTCAATCAAAAGATTTTGCTGATATGTTAAAAGATAAAGATCTAAAAGAATATCTATATAGACTCATCTGTGATAAAGTTATCTTAAAGTATGATAAAAGTGCTTTAGGAATAGACGATGTAGAAATTACAGATGAGGTCGGTGATGGATAAAAGATATGTCAGTATACTTGATGAGATAAAGAAAAAGGGCGGCAGTTTAGATGGTGGTCACTTCAATGATAAGGTACTTATTGTAGATGGCCTGAATACCTTTATAAGAGTATTCAGCGTTATGCCAACTCTCAATGATGATGGGATTCACATTGGGGGAATAGTTGGCTTTCTAAAAAGTATAGGTTATGCAATCCATCTTTTCAATCCCACCCGAGCTATCATAGTATTTGATGGTAAGGGTGGGAGCACCCGCCGCCGTAAGATATTTCCTGAATATAAGGCTGGTAGGAAACCAAAGAGTAGATTAGTACGCGCATATGATTTTGCTAGTGAGGAAGATGAGCGAAAAAATATGTTAAAACAATTACAATCAGTAATTGGATATTTACAAATGTTACCAGTTTCAATTATTGCCATGGATAATATTGAAGCGGATGATGTTATAGCTCATTTATCTAAACAAGTGTTTAATGAAAGTGAAGTNGTTATATCATCTACTGATAAAGATTTTCTTCAACTAATAAATCATAGAATTAAAGTTTANAGTCCTACTAAAAAGAAAATATATGATAGGGATGCAATATATGAAGAATATGGAATTCCATCAAAAAACTTTTTAACTTATAGGATATTAGAAGGAGATAAATCGGATAATATTCCTGGGGTAAGGGGCGCTGGACTTAAAAGTATTATAAAAAGATTTCCTAAAATTACAGATAGAGATGAACCATATTATACATTAGAAGAATGTATAAAAATTTCAGACGATAAAAAAGATGAATTGAAGTTGTATGAAAGTGTAGGTATTTGTAAAGAGCAATTATTTCTTAATAGAAAATTAATGCAATTATTTAATGTAGATATAACNCCTAGTAGTAAGATGAAAATTATGGGNTTGGTTGAAAGTCCTATAACTGAGTTGATAAAATTTAAATTTGAAACTAAGTTTTATCAAGATAAACTATTTACAGCGTTACCAAATTTACAAGGTTGGTTAACTCAGAATTTTACCCAATTAAATAGATACGCGAGAATGAGTCATGGGAAGAATTCGTAAATATTTTACAAAAAAAGAACAAAGGGAAGCTCAGCGTAAATGGCAGATGGAACATTATGAGCGTAATAAGGATAAGCTTCGTAAAGTTGCGCGGGATAGGTATAGAAAGAAAAGACAAGATGAAATAGCTGAAGAACGTAGAAAGCAGTTATATGGTGAATCATAAATCTTATACAGTAGAAGAAGTTAAAAATTCTGAACTTGTTGAGATTGATGAGGTAAGTGCATTAGATATAGTATTTACTAATCATTATTCAAAAATAATGCCAAGATTAACTAAACATTTTCTTGGAAGTTATATTAATAAGAAATTGGTAGGAGTTATTACTTTGGGTTGGGGAGTTCAACCACTTAATACTATTAAAAATTTATTTCCTACTTTAATATCAAAAGATTATTTAGAGATAGGTAAAATGTGTATGTTAGATGAATTACCAAGAAATTCAGAATCTATAATTTTATCTAAAATGTTTAGGTGGGTTAAGGAAAATAGATCAGATATAAAATTAATTTATACTTGGGCGGATGGAATATTAGGAAAACCAGGGTATGTTTATCAAGCAGCTAATTTTTTATATGGTGGGTTTATAACTACAGATTTATACTTATCTGAAACTGGTGAAAGAGTTCATCCAAGAACAGCACAAGCTTATTTGAAAGATAAGAAAGGTGTTAATATAGGTAGGAGACCTAATAAAGAGTTTTTAATTGATAACAAATGGAGCCATTATAGAGGTAGACAATTTAGATATGTCTACTTTTTGTGTAATAAGAGAGAAAAGAAAAGGTTATTGGCAGAAACTACTTTTGAATGGGGCAGAAAATATCCTAAAGATAAAGAATTGGTTTGGAAGAAAAAAGATTTTACAGATGGGTCGTGGAGTTTTGTAGATAAGATAGAATGGGAAAGTACATCGCCACTTAAATATAATAAATCTGCTATAAAAAATAGTAGAGTAGTATCAACATATAATAAAGCTAAGGAGTTTTTTGATTTCGATGGAAAGTAAATTGATTAACGGAGATTGTTTAGAAGAATTAAAAGAATTGGATGATAATACTATAGATTTAATATGTTCAGATCCACCTTATGGTTTATCGTTTATGGGTAAAAAATGGGATAGTTTTAATGAAGTGATTAGTTTTGAGGGCGAATCTCATGTATATGCTAAGAAAGGATTTAAAAAACTTCCAAGAAATAAACCTATTGCTATGGAAGAATTTTTTGTTCCAATATGGAAAGAATGTTTAAGGGTATTGAAGCCTGGTGGATTTGCTTTTATAATGGCTGCTCCAAAACAGGATGTATTACAGAAACAGATTGAAGCTATGGATATGGCAGGGTTTAAAACTAATTTTACTTCAATCTATTGGGCATACGCGACAGGTTTTCCAAAGGCTATGAATATTGGTAAGGCAGTTGATAAGAGATTAGGTAAAGAACGATCAGATGAGGCAAAATCACTTGATGGTAGTTACGCAGGATATCAACCAAAACCAGCAGTAGAAATAGTGATTGTGGCAATGAAACCATTAGAAAAGAAAGGTTATTTAGATCAAGCACTTGATAATCAAAAGGGAGTAACGTGGTTGGATGATGCAAGAATACCATTTGCAGGTATGAGTGATACAGAACAATATGATAAAGATAATGTAGGTAGTCAGAAAAACTTTGATACTGAGGCAGAGGGATTGTCCAGAGGAAATCAACCAGCACGAAAATCTAAAAGTGATACCTACGAACGAGTTTCAGCATTTGGAGATTCAAACCAGTCAGAAACTAAAGATGGTAGAAATTTATGGGGAAAGAAAGCCACTAAAAAAGTTAAAATAACAAAACGACAACCTCGCACAGATCACAATGTATTTAAACAGAGTGGATTTAAGAGTGAGAATAATGATACAGCAGAGGCATCACCACTCGGTAGATTTGCCGC